AAAAATGCTGATAAAAGAATATTAATCTTTATTGTTAAATTACCAACACCTGCTGATTATTCATTTAATTTTCTAACAAATATATATCATATTCATATTGCTGTTCCATGGGCTAAATCTGATAAAGATTATATAAATAACATTAAAAAACTTCCAGTTCAAAAATTTATTAATGTTAAAGATAATAGAAAAGAATATTATGATGATGAAGTCGAAGATAAATTATATGATAATATGATTTATCTTATTAATAAAAAATTAAATAATATACCTGATTCAAATAAAAAATTTAAACGAATGACAGCTGGTAGTAATAATTCAATTATATTTGGTGAAAGATCTGGTAATTAATCAATTAATTCTAGTTTTAATTGTTTGGCAATACTATTTACTGAACTGATTAATGTTTTAACACAATCACTAAAAATATCACGAATATCAGATTTACATTTATATTTAATATGAATTTCTCTCATTGCAATATTTGGTTGATGATCTCCTGCAAATTCTACATCTTTGTGCATTTGAATTAAATAACCTAAAATACCACCTAATGTCATATCTTCATTTGGAATATTTAATATACCTTCTCTTACTTTTTCTGTTTCCTTGAATGTATCTCTTACTAAATTATCTAGATATTGCAATCGCATTATTAAACATGATAATGCTCGACGAAATATTTCTTTTTCATCAAATTGTTGTTTTGATTCATAAGTTAACACAAACTTATTTTCACTAATTTGTTCATATGCACAACCAGCAACTGGATCATATATAGCAGGTGAATCAAACTTTTCTTCAATGTTTAATCCCAAGTCAGCTTGACATGTACATTCAAACTCTTCATTATCATTTAATTTAACTAATAAAAATGGACTCTTATATGGTGATTTAATTTCTTTACCATCATAATAAAATTTAGCCATATCAGTAGTAACCATTGCAAGTTTTCCTGTTTTATTTTTATATGAAATAAACATTGTCATAAAATTACTAAGACTTTTTACAACTTCTTTTTCTTCTGATGATGTACGCAAAAATTCTTTTAATGAAATTTGTTTAGTTTCATATAATTTTATAAATTCTTTCACAGTATCTTCTGTATTCTTAATATACATTATTGGCATGTTTGAAAACCTCTCTCTAATTTGATCATTATTAATAATACTAGTATTTTTAGTAATTTTAATACGGTTTGCTGAAAATGCATATGTTGGAATATATGTTTTAATTACACGACGTAACATATTTGCATAATGAAATGTTATTCCTGATATTTCTATTTTAATATTAGAATTTGAATAATTATTTTTTGGCTCATTATATTCTATAATTTTGGCAGTTATGTCATATTTATGCATTTTTATTTAGTAATATAATATTAACTTTATAATATTATATTATCAATTTTTACTTAACTGCATGTATATAATTTTATATCCTCAGGATATTTAGGATCATTTGTAACACTTTCTGATAAGCCAGGACAGCATTTTGTCGGTGCACTTTGTGGTACACTAATAGCAGCATCTCCTAAATTTCTACATATTATGTTTGATACATTCGCATTTGATTGCGCTATAGTTATTGCTGTTTGTTTTTCAATTACAGTAGTAATATTGTCCATACAATATATATATATATTTTTTATAAATATATATTTTTTTTTATATTCTATTTAATCAGCACATACGACTATTGGTTTCTTTCTTACCATTTCGACTTTAGCTTTTTCTGGATTACAACATTGGCTTCTATCATCTGCAATTTGGTTAGAACGTTTGCATTCAGGTGTTGAATTAGCTTCCATATTATATATATATATATAATATATATTTTTTTTATAAAATTATTCAACCTAAACTTTTTCTTTATATGTAAACAAAACTATTATTTACATTTATATAATACTACATTGCTGTGTTTACTAGCACCTGCTATTTTAACCTTATTCGATTGTGCCTCAGCGTCACGGGGCTTGCAACATAAATCTCTGTTAGCTGTAACGCTACCTTTAGGTAGACAAGATGGAGATGGAGATGACGATGGAGCTGGCATTTGTATATATGTATATATATAAAATATTTTTATAGCAAATATATTATAATAGACTATAAAAATAAATAGTTTATTATAATATGATTATTTAGGTGCTTTAACACATATTTCCATCATATGTTCGCCACCTGTACGAGTATGTTGAAATCTACTAGTTTTTGAACAACATGGAATACCTTGAACAACAGGTCTATAATCTAGAATACAACTAGGAGATGGAGCGGAGGATGGAGCCGGCATTATATATATATAATAATTTTATAAAAATTTTTATAAAATTATTATCTATATATTAAGATGGCGTGTATGGAGATCTGGCACATACAGAAGAAATAATAGTTTGATTAGTGAATGGATTTGATACGGTAGTTGACATAGAATATTTAGAACAGCATGGGATATTTGGATTTACTGTTTCAGTATTTTTAATACATGCAGATGGTGCTTGTGCTTGCATTTATATTATATATATATATATATAATATTTTATTTTTTGTATAATATTTGAAATAAAGTGGGACAATCTAAATATTTCTTTATGTATATAATAAACTATATATTTATCTAGATGGTCCACTTGATGGAGCCATTGATGGAGCTAATGGGGCATTTGCACATGCTAGATATCTACTCGATTTAGTTCCATTTGCACTCATTATAAGTTGTTCTACTGCAAATTTTGAACAACATTTATCAGCCTTTGTTACAATTAAATCATTATTTACACAATATAGTGATTTTAAATCGGGTATACCTGTTGGTGGCGATGACATTATATATACATATATAAAACATTTTAATTTTATTAAAATGTTTTATATTCATTTTTAATTACTAATATAATTATATTATCCCTAAGATGTTGAAGGTGCCATTGAAGGTGTTGCAGTCATACATACTTTAATTGGTACAGCTATTCCAGATGAATTTGTCCACGATGAATTAATTATATTTCTTGAACAACAATCTGCTACATTAAGTGTAGTTTGATAATCTCTTTTGCAATCCATATTTATATATATACATAAGAAAAAATAATTTAAATTTAATGATCTAAACATTTTTCTTTAAATATATAATACTTTTAGTATATATTTATCGACTTGGTCCAGATGATGGTGATGATGACGGTGATGATGGTGGTGGTGGTAAAGGATACCAGGGAGCACATTTATATGCATATTTATCCATAATTGGTATTCTAGTTACTTTATAATTTGGTAAATAACGAACATTTTTTGTTGGATCAGGAACTGCTGCACAACAATTAGGTTGTGCAGATGGACTATTCATATACACAATTGTTTTAGGAGGCAAACAACTATTACTACAAAAGGGATTAAGGTTTTCATTTTTATCAAAAATATAACCGACTACACTACTAGGTGCGGAACAAGACATATTATATATATATATATATATATATTATAAAAATATTTTAATTAACATCAAATATAGTAATAATTATATTTGATGTTATCAATTATAATTATTATGTTTTATTTTATTCTAAATCTTCAATTATCTACCTAATTTATAACATTATAACAATCCTAGATATTTTCTTTATATTCAAATATTAATAAAAATATTTAACTAATTTATTTGATAAAACTTGTAATATTCCAACTTCAGCAATCTCAAATTTTGTAATTTCATTTCCAAGTTTCCATACATCAGTTGCGATCATTTGATATTTTAAAAATTTACGCATTTCATTAATATTAATTTGCTTATTTTTATGAATTCCCTTCATTTTTCCCAATGTATAAAAAATAAATGGGTATTTTTTTTCTTCCATAAATACTTTTTTGAATAATTCCTCATTTCGATGTACCATATTATTATTATTAAACTTGTAATATATATCCAATAGTCTTTGACCGATATGTGTAAAAAAATTTGTTACTAGTCCAACTACTTCTATATTATTATCATCTACTTTAATAAATACAACTTTATTATTTGTAGTTACATATTCATTCAATAGGTCTTTTTGATACAAATAAATGTACTGTTCCTGTATTGTCTTAAAACCTGGACTATATTTTATTATTGTATAGTATTCAGGATGTAAAACTTTACATAAATGTTTTACACCATCTGTATCAATTCTTTCAAAAATAAATCCTTCTATTTTTTCTTTACTATTTAATTTGGTTTTTACTTCTTCTAATGTTACTTCTGGATTAATTGGTACTGGAAAATTAGTAAAATCTGAAATATTACAAAGTTCTTGTTTTTCATTCCTTACAAATAATAAAAATAATTTGGCATAATTTTCTCCAAATCTTTCTTCATACGTAATATTAAAGCTATTTTGATAATGTACTAATTCTATATAATATTGTAATGTATTATCCAATTTACTTTCAAATTCAGATTTTGTCATTCCTAATTTACCTAATGCTTCTTCAAACATTTGACCATGAGATAATTCTGATTTAACACCATATACATATTTATGTGTCTGATACATATCAATATGGCGTCTTGTACCATAATACCATTTATTATTATGATAAAATACTCCAATTAATGTACCTTCGTGACTTTCTGTTAATTTTAAATTAATATTATTATCAAAATATTTGATTGCATCTTCATATTGCAAATATTGTAAATTAGGATGGGAATATGTTACAATTTTACCTGTAGTGTCAAATATAATACTTCGGCATACATTGTATATCTCCCATTTTGTATATTCTTGAGATGATTCTGAAAATAATTGTATTAAATTATCTTCAATGTACTTTTTATAATGTAAGCGATGATGATATGATTTATGTTGCATATGTTTATATATATGATCAATTAATAACTGTATTTTAAAATCAGAAGTATCCTGACTAGTTGATACATGTTTTAGTATTTGATCCATTTTTTTATTTTATATATAATCTTCATATTCCTTTAACTATAGAAATATATAAAGCAATTTTATATTAAATT